GCGCAGTAGTCAGGGATGCTGAAGGTATTATTAAAGTTGAATATAAAGATAACGTATAAGGAGATTCAAAATGGCTTTTACAAGATCAAGTTTAGCACGTATCGGTACAGCTAACAGTGATGCAGGTGCTGTTTGGATCTACAAGTCTGCTGATGCAATAGCAACAGTCAGGGCAGCTAACTACTTCCTAGACGCAGTAGACGAGATTAAGTTGAATGATGTTATGTTTTTAGTAACTTCAACTGGCGGCACACCAGCAGTAACTATTAGTTATTGTAATAGTAATACTGGTTCTGCAATAGATATTACAGACGGCACAACAATATCTGCTACAGACAGTGACTAACCAAATGGAATGGGGGGTTTATCCCCCCTTTCTTATGAGGTAAATTATGGCTTCTAAGATAGGTCTTATATCTAATGCGTTAATCTTAATTGGTGATTTGCCTATTACATCTTTGACAGGTAACTCACGAGCACAAACTGTTGCAAATAATTTGTACGATAATATTGTGCAAAATGAATTAACAAAATTTAAATGGAGCTTTGCAAGAAAAAAAGCATCATTAAATCTTACGTCAGAAGACCCAGTAGGAACAGAGTGGGATTCTATTTATCAGCTACCTTCTGATTTATTATTTTTAATTAAAACAAATCCGTCTGTACCTTTTAATTTGTATGGCGATAAATTGTATTCCAATTTAAAATCTACTTTGCATATAGATTATATTTACAATGCACCAGAATCTACATGGCCTGTTTACTTTAGTAAGATGATAGAGTATGCATTAGCTATGGATTTTGCACCTTCTATACGAGATAGCGGTAGTGCTATGGATGCTAATGCAAGGCAATACGTCAATGCATCACGTATGGCGCGATATACTGATTCACAACAACATCCTGTAGAACCATTAGCAAGTAACCCATTTGTTGATGTAAGGGGCTAATTATGCCCATGTCAAAATTTTTCCAAAGTGCTTTTATGAGTGGTGAGCTATCACCCCTTATCAAAGGTAGAGTAGATATTGATCAATACTATAAGGGTATGCAAACTGCTGAAAACGTAGTTATTGTACCGCAAGGTGGCTTAAAACGTAGACCTGGTACACAACATATTGATGTTGCAGAAAAAATATTTACACCATTTGTAGGAACATCTTTCATTACATTACCAAATGGTGGTACGGCAGCAAATATAAATGACTTTACACCTAGTACGGTTAGCGTAACAACAACAAACTTAGGTGTTTTGGGAACTTCTGGTCAATCAGATTATGTGGTTGCGCTTTACAATTTAGCAAGCGAAAGTAGTCGAGGTAAGTTTGTAGAAGTTAAAGATATTAAATTATCAGGAACAGGTACAGCAACATTTTTAGTTCAATCATCTGTAGATAATGTATCTTTTGGAACTTTAAAAACCCTTACAGTTACACAAAATCCACAATCTGTTAAAGCGAGAGTAGATGACACCGTAGATGCTAAATATTTTAGAATTGTAAGAACAAACGACACAGGTGATTTATCATCTCTTAAAGTATCAGTAAGTGAATTTAATGTTTTATTTGCGTCTACAACAGCATCTATAGCAAAAACTTTTGACTTTAGTATAGAGTCAGACAGACATTATTTAGGTGTTTTAACAGGTGGTTTTGATACATTTGATTTTACAATAGCTACTGGCACACCAACAGTAGGCAATAGTTACACTGTAAATAGTGCTACTTACAGAGTTTTATCATTTGTAAGTGGAGTTGCAAAAGCAGAAAGAACCGCAGGAACTAATGCACCACCCTCATCAGGCACATTAGCTGGTAGTCCAACAGTTACTTATAGCGCAGTAAATCATTCTGATTCGTTTGGAAATATGTCATTTTACAGAGTAAATAATGCTATGAAGGTAGCACCGCCTAACTCTATATCTATAACAGAATTTTTAACAGTGCCTTTTGCATCTTCAGAAGTGCAAGATGTGAGAGATGTTCAAACAGAAAATGTAATGTTGATGTTCCACATGGAACATTTTCCTAAAAGAATTATTAATACAGATGAAAATACATTTGTAATAGATAACATACCATTTCTAAATATACCTCAGTTTGATTTTAATGATGCTCTTAGTCCAACACCTACCGCAGCAGTGCAGGTAATGACACTTCCTGATGGTGGTTCAGGCGAAATAAAAATAGGTGATAGATTTCAAATAGATGTTGAAGGTGTGTTAAGTAAAAACATAACATTTGCTGGTGATGGCAACGCAAATGAACAATCTTCTACAATAGAAAATATACGTAAAAATTTACAAGATATGCCTATATTTGGCGATGATGGAATTGTTGTAACAAGAACAGGAGCTTTTCAATATACAATTACATTAGACGGAAATTCATCAGGAACATATGAATTATTTTCTGGATTTTTTACAAGTGGACAGGGCACAGATGAAATTACATTTACACGTTCTGCTGCTGGTGTACCAAGGTCTGAAGATGTCTGGTCAGAAACAAGAGGATATCCAAGAACAGCAACTTTTTTCCAGGGTAGATTGTGGTTTGGCGGCAGTAAATCAAAACGTCAAAGTGTTTTTGCATCTAGAGCTGGATCATTTTTTGATTTCTTTACAGAAGAAGGTGATGATGATGAAGGTATATTTGTTACAATATCTGCAAGAAATCTTACTGAAATAGTAGATATTAATCCAGATAGAGGATTGCAAATATTTACATCAGGTGCAGAGTTTTTATTAACAGGCAATACGCCATCTACAGTATCTATACAAGCGCAAACACAACATGGTTCTAAATTTTTAGAAGCAAAATCTTTAGATGGTGCTACATTATTTATTGATAAAAACGGAAAGACGTTACGACAGTATTTATATAACTATAACGAAGATGCATACAATTCGGTTGACATATCAGTATTATCTTCTCATTTAATTGATGATCCAGCAGATGTAGGTGTATTAAGTGGCTCTACAACAGAAGATGCAAACTATGTTGTTATAGTCAATCAAGATGGTTCTGCTGCAATACTGAATACATTGAGATCACAAGATATAAATGGTTTTACAAAATGGACAAACGGAAGCACAGGCACAGTATATCCTTTAAATATTATTTCTGTATCTACAGTGCACAATGATTTATTTTTTGTAAACAAAAGAACTACTGATACAACAACAACTTACACTATAGAACGATGGGATCAAACATATTTACTTGATTCTGGAATAAAATTATTAAGTCAAACAAGTATTGTTGGCAACGAATTAATTTTATCTTCTGCACATTTGACAGGATTTACAGTAAGCCTGGTTGCAAGAGGTAATGTCTTACCAAATAAAACTGTAGCAGCTACATCAGTTTCTAATCAAAATGGTAAAATTACATTAACAGATGCAGAAAAGGCATTTATTATAGCGGGTGATCCCAGTGGTGGCACCATGAATGTACAAGTAGGATTTAATTTTCAACCTACAGTAAAATCAATGCCATTAAATACTACAGCAGGTAATATTGCGGGTCAAAATCAAATGAGAGATAAAAAGATTACACGCATGAATTTACGTGTTTTAGAGTCTGCTGGCGTTGTTATAGACGGTAATACCGTACCTACGCTAGAGTTCGGGACAGCGTCTTCTACGCCCTTAAACAGCGATTTATCGCCATTTACAGGCGTTATACAGGATAATAACGGTGGTAATGGTTGGAGCATAGAAGTAGTGCCAGAAATAACTGTGCCTAATCCTATGCCATTTCACATACAAGCGATTGAATATGAAGTACAATCTTCATAATTAAATTATAGAGGTTTTTTATGTATCAAATTATTTTAGCAGCTTTGGGGTTAGCAGGTACAGCGGCTCAAACATACGCAACTATACAAGCTGGTAAAGCACAGCAAGAAGCACTTGAGCGTAGAGCTGAAGAAGAAAAATTTGCTGCACAAACAGAAGAATTAAAACGACAAGAACAATTAAATGCTATTAATGCTGCAAATATTGTTGCTTTGTCAAATTCTGGAATAAAAGCAGAAGGAACACCGTCAAGTATAGCTTTAGAAACATCTAAAATTTTAGGCGAAAGCACAGGTGTTAATATTGTTAATTTAAGCAATAGATTAAGAACTTTAAAAACACAAGGCGAGTTAGCAAAACAATCGGGATATATTGAAGGAGCATCACTTTTAATGAGGGATGCAGAACAAATAGGTTCAGATATTACTACTTTAATGAGTTGATATGGCTATACAAAGAATACAAAGATTTGGAACATATACGCCCTCGCCTATAGATCAATCTCGTGCTCGCAAAATGGAGCAACTAGCAGGTTTAGCTAGAAGTGCTACTAATTATGTTCGTACATTGTCTGAAGAAGAAGCAATAAAAAAAGCTCCTGAAGAAGCTATTGCAGATGTAAAAAAAGCAGAAGAAACAGATGGAGAAGTTACATTAAGAGGTCGTTTTGATAGAGGTGCAGAATTATATAACTCTACTTTACAACAAGCATATGTAAATTCTAAAGAAATATCTTTTAATCAAGCAAATGCAAAATTAGCTGCAGAATTTAAAAATGATTTAACTGGGTATACAAATGCTATAAATTCTCACAAAGAAGTAGTTTTATCTAATTTAGATGACAATTTTAAAAATCAAATTGAACAAAATATTAACGCAATACAATCACAAACATCTGCAAGAATATATGCTAATGAAGTAGAACAAAATTTAAAAGAAGCAGATGAGATGTCTAAATTAAATATTGATGAATATATAGACTACGCATTGACTTTAGCTAATGAAGGGCAATATCAAGAAGCATTAGAAGCACAACAAAAAATAAATAAAGACATTGATGAACGAGTCAAAAATAACCAAGAGACTCCTGCTGGTGCTCAAGCAATAAAAAATAAATTATCAGCAGATATAGATGCACAAGCTGTAAGATATACATTAGATAATTTATTAAAAAATAAAGATACAAAACAAGGTGGAATTATAGCGGCTAATAAATTCATAAAAGATTTTCAAAATACAAAATCTACTCGTTTTACTGTTAAAGAAAAAGATACATTGCTTGATGTTTTGAGAGCCGATGTAAGTCAATTTATTTCAATAGATGAAAGTATTGATTCACAAGCAGCAGACATTTTAAAAGCGCAACAAGAAAAAAATGCTACTAACTTATTAATTGGTATTTCACTTGGTACTGCTGATGACGCAGACGTATTACAAGCTGCTGCAACTGAAGCTATTAATTTTTCAAAAACTCAAGCTCTATTAAATGTATTAAGCACTAGAGGACAAGGGATAGATGATTATGATGTTATAATAGAAATACAAAACGATATAATAACAAATCCAGAACAAGCTCAAGAAAAATTTGAAGCTGCTTTAGTTGAAAGACAACTCAGTGGTAGCACTGCTGAAAAAATAGCTAAATCTATTCAAGATTCAATAAATCAAGAATCAATATTGCAAACGTCAAAAGTAAAAAGATTTAGAGAAGTTGTTGCAAATCAATTTGTTACAAAAGGAGAGTATGGAAAACAAATTGAAAAAACGCTACAAGCACAAAGTGAAGTGCTATTTGTGTTTGACGGAAGAGTTTTAGCAGGTGAAAAAGTAGAAGATGTAGCTAAAGATTTGATGAGAGTGGTTCCTGTTGTAAAAACTGTAGGTGCAAATTTAGAAGCATCATTAGAAACAGCACTTGAAAACTACGACAGAGAATTTAAAAATAAATTTCCAAAAGAAGAAGACCAAGATATAAGACGAGATAGTTATCTTAAAGATCGTGATCTTATCAGACAAAAATATGCAGATATGGAAAATTATCAAAAATATCAAAATATTCTTGAATCTTTGAAAGGTGAAAATTAATGTCAAAAGATCAAAATCTTATTTTAAATATTGATGAGTTAAATTTAGAAAATCAAGAAACTTATGAACCCGTTGCATTTACATATAATGATGATTTAACGGGTAAAATTTTAAATGCTAGACAAGAAGCAACTCAAAATGATTGGGATTTATTTTTAGCAAAAAGAGATATAGAAAAACAAGAAAATAAATCTGCTTTAGATACAACAAAAAACATCTTAAGGACAACAGGAAATGTTGTTGCAGATGTCGCAGGTGGATTAATTGAAGCTCCCAGACAAGCACTTGGTGGTTTTTTAGATGCAACAGCAGAAGCAGGGGAAATTTTAGAAAATATATTTGGTCAACTGCCAACAGCAGGTGAAGATTACGAACCTTTGCAAATAAAAACAAAACCAAGAACTGTTACAGGTCAAGGAGTTAGATCAATATCTCAATTTATGTCAGGGTTTATACCTTCTTTGAGAGCAGCAAAAGCTATAGGCATTACAGGTAAAATTAAACAAGCAGCAGGTGCAGGAGCTATTGCAGATGCAACAGTGTTTGATGCACACGAAGAAAGATTATCAGATATGGTACAACAAGTGCCAGCGTTGCAAAATCCTGTCACAGAATATTTAGCGTCTGATCCTACAGATTCAGAAGCAGAAGGAAGATTTAAAAATGCAGTAGAGGGTCTTGTTTTAGGTGCTGCAGTAGATGGTTTAGTTTCAGCAGTAAAAACAGTTAAAACTTATCGTGCTGCTAAATTAGAAGCGCAACAAAATAAACAAACTGTTGAAGAAGCAATAGAAGAAAAAACTACAGAAAATGTAGCTGAAGAATCTCAAGAATTTATATCTTTAAAAGAATTACAACAACAAAAATCTGTAGAAATTGAAGTGCCACAATTTTTTAAAACAGGCGCAAAAGAAGCAAAAAAGAAACAAGCACAAAATATTAATTTATCAAATTTAGAAACTACAGATGATATTAAAAAATTAATTGATGACATCGCAAAAGCAGACGCAAAAGAAATTAATAACGCTCGTAGACAAACTATACAAAATAAAGATTTACCAAAACTTGCAGATGATCTTGGTTTAACAGTAGATGATCTTATGAAAAGAAGAAAAGGTGAAGCATTTAACGCAGAACAAATATTAGCTTCACGACAACTTCTTATTGCATCTGGCAAAAATTTATTAAATTTAGCAAAAGACGCATCTCAAGGTGCTGAAGATTCGCTTGCTATTTTTAGAAGAGGATTAGCTCAACACAGGGCAATACAACAACAAGTATCAGGTTTAACTGCTGAAGCAGGAAGAGCTTTGCAATCTTTTAACATTATTGCAAAAAGCGCAAGAGAACAAGATCGTCTTATAAGTGAAGCTTTAGAAGCTGCAGGAGGTAAAGAAGTATCTCAAGATATGGCAAAAATGATATCTGAAATTGGTAATAATCCTGTAAAAATTGGAAAATTTGTTAAAGAAGCAGAAAAAGCAACAACCAGAGATATGTTATATGAAGTATGGATAAACGGATTGCTTTCAAGCCCAGCTACACATATGGTAAATATTTTGTCAAATACATTTACTGCTGTTATGGCAGTTGGAGAAAGAAAATTAGCAAGTTATTTAGGAGACGAAATTCCTACAGGCGAAGCATCTGCACAAGTACAAGGAATGTTAAGTGGTGCAAGAGATGGTCTATCATTGGCTTGGCACGCCATAAAAACAGGAGAAGTAACTGATCCATTACAAAAAATAGAATTAACAAAACAAAGATCAATTTCTGCAGAAAATTTAAATATAGCGGGTGATATTGGTAGAGCAGTTGATTATATTGGTGAAGCAGTGCGTATTTCAGGAAGATTATTGACGGCTGGTGATGCATTTTTTAAAGCAGTTGGTTATAGAATGGAATTAAATGCACAAGCATTTAGACAAGCATATTCTGAAGGACTTACTGGTGATGCTGCTGGTAAAAGAATGGCAGATATAATTAATAACCCTCCTGAAAATATAAGATTGTCTGCAATAGACGCATCAAGATATCAAACATTTACTAATGAATTAGGGCCACGCGGAAAGTCAATAGAAAATCTTAGAAGAAAAAATCCTGAAATGAGAATTGTAATTCCATTTTTACGAACACCAGTAAATATTTTTAAATATACATTTGATAGAACTCCTTTAAAAATGGCTATGGGATCATACAAAAGTGAAATTAAAGCAGGAGGAGCAAGAGCACAACTAGCTAGAGCAAAAATAGCGACAGGTTCTTTAATGATGGCTGTTAGTGCCGATCTTGCTATGAGTGGTCAAATTACAGGTGCAGGGCCAGTAAATCGTGATATGAGAAATACAATGCGGATGGATGGAGTTAACTGGCAACCTTATTCTATTTTAATTGGTGATACTTACTATTCTTACAGTAGACTTGATCCTACAGGAGCACTACTAGGATTAGCTGCAGATTTAACAGAAATTATGGGGCAAATTGACGAAGCAACTGCAACAGAAATTGCAACTGCAGCAAGTATATCAGTAGCACAAAATTTAGCAAGCAAAACATATTTAGCAAATTTAGCAGAATTTTTTGATGCTTTTAAAAATGCAAGCACTGATCCACAAGCAAATCAATATACATTTCAAAATTTTTTACAAAGACTTGCAGGATCAGCAGTGCCAGCAGGCATAGCTGCTATTGAACGAGAAGTTTCACCTGAACTTAATTATGTTAATTCTATGCTTGATAATGTTAAATCAAGAATACCAGGATTTTCAAAAGACTTACCACCAAGAAGAAATGTATTTGGTGAAGTTATTGTATTACAAGGTGGTATTGGCCCTGACATAATGTCTCCAATTTATACTAGCAGAAAGAAAAAAGATGCAGTTGTAGAAGAAATTGTTAGAAATAAAGTGCCATTAACAATGGTTCCAAAAGTAATATCAGAATCAACAGGAGTGCCAGGTCGAGCACAAGTAGAGCTCACAGATGAACAATATGATAGATTTATTTTGTTAGCTGCTGGAAAAGGTTTAGATGGTTATAAACCATTAAAACAAGCGTTTTCAGACCTTTTTGCTTCAAACCAATATATTAACTCTACAGATGGGCCAAATGGAGGAAAGGCTTATGAAATTAGACTTTTGTTGTCAGAATACAAAGGAGCCGCAAAAGCTCAACTTATAGATGAATATGGAGATTTGCAAACTAGAATAGAAACAGAAATACAAGCAGTACGGAGAAGGTTTTAAAATGACAGTAACGGCAAATACAACTAGAAACGATTATGTAGCTGGTAATAATCAGAATGTATACAACTATACATTTCAATTAAATGATGCATCAGATGTAAAAGTTTTACTAGGCGGTGTATTACAAACCTTAAATACTGATTATACCGTTCAAAATGTAGGTGTAGGGTCAGGAGGAACCATTACATTTACGTTAAAAGACAGCAATAACAATCCTATTTTTCCAACACAAGGTACTGCCATAACAATATTTATGGCTATGGAATTAAATAGAGATACAGTATTTCAACCAAATGGGCCATTTTTAGCTGCTGAAGTAAACAATGATTACGACAGATTATGGTTAGCTTGTAATCAACAACAGACTGCAATCAATAGAACATTACGATTAAAAGATCAAGATGCTGCTGTAGGCACTATGGAGTTACCTTTAAAGGATGTACGTAAGGGTAAATTCTTAGGTTTTGATGCAGTTACAGGTGAACCAGTAGCAACACAATCATTTTCTGGCTCTGGATTTGTAGAAAAAACAGGTGATACAATGACAGGATTACTTAACAATAATGTAGGATATGCTGTCGGAGGTACTACATTTATTAATTCAACACGAGTTTTGTCAAATGTAAGTGGGGCAATATCTCAATTTACTAATGATTCTAATTTTTTAGATAACACCAGTACCATTGATGCTGGCAACTTTTAAGGAAATATATTATGGCTCAAACTATTCAAATTAAAAGAAGTACAACTACTGCTGTGCCATCTTCTTTATCGGCTGGCGAACTAGCATATAGTTTTAAATCAGACACAAAAAAATTATACATTGGCGATGGTAGCAGCGTTTTTGCAGTTGGCGGTCAATCATTTACAGATAAATTAGACGGTATTGCTGCTGGTGCTAACAATTACACTCTGCCATTAGCAACCGATACAGTAAGAGGTGGTGTAGAGTTATTTAGTAACACTGATCAATCTGTCGCTGCTAATTCAGTTACAACAACTGCTGGCAGAACTTACGGAATTCAATTAAACAGTAATGATCAAATGGTTGTCAATGTGCCTTGGACAGACACAAGTGGCGACAATAAAATGCCTTTGGCTGGTGGTACTTTTACTGGTGATGTCACATTTACTGGTGATAATGGCAATATTGTTTTTGATAAATCAGATGATTCATTAGAGTTTGCAGATGATGTAAAAGCTGCTTTTGGTGCATCTGGTGATCTTAAAATATTTCATGGAACTGAAGATATAGGTGGGTCAAATATTGAAGGTTCATACATTATTGAAAATGGTACTGGTAATCTTATTATGCAAGGTTCTAACCTTGAAATAAGAAGTACCACAGATGAACTTTACGCTCAATTTGTGCAGGATGGTGTTTCAAAATTATATTGCGACAATGCACAAAAATTATCTACAAAATCAGATGGTGTACTTATTACTGGTGAAATGCAATCTGATTCGTTAGACGTTAATGGTGTCGGTGATATATCAGGTAATTTAACCGTACATGGTGATCTTACTGTAAATGGCACTACTACTACAGTAGATAGTCAGACTGTAGTTTTTGAAGATAATATACTTCTTTTAAATAAAAATGTTACTGGAACACCAACTGGACAAGCAGGTCTTGAAGTAGAAAGAGGAACATCAGTAAACGCATTTATTGTTTGGAATGAAGATACTGATAGATGGTCAATAGGTTTAGGGTCAGCATTAAACCCTAATGTTCTTGATACATCTACTTTATCTGCCTTGAATGTAGAAAATGTAGCAATAAATGGCGGTACATTTTAATTAGGTAGTCTTTTATGGCTCAAACAATTAAGTTAAAAAATTCTGGTACGTCATCTAATACACCGTCATCATTAGAGCATGGTGAGTTAGCTATTAACTATGCTGACGGCAAAATATTCTACAAGAACTCAAGTAACAATATAGTTGAATTTGCAAATCTAAGCGGTTCATTTCTACCTTTATCTGGCGGTACTCTTACGGGCAATCTAGTATTAGATGCCGCAGGGCATAATTATATAGAGTTACACAGTGCTACTGCGAATACAAGAAAATGGCGATTTTATAATGGACAGGCGTGGAATCAAGACGCACTTCTAATTTATGATCAAGATGCAGATCAAACTGCTGTAACTATTGAGACGGGTAAACTTGGAATTAATAGAGGTGCAAGCAGTTTATCACATAATTTAGATGTTGGTGGTAGTGTTGCTATATCAGGCACACAAATTCTAGACTCATTAAGAAACCTTTCAAATATTGGAAGCGTTGATCTATCTGCTAACACAAATTTTCCAACCGCAGGATTTACATTACATACAAATGGATTTTTGTACACAAAATTGGGTAGCAATGGATTTATATTTTCTGCTCAAAATGGTACTGAAGCCATGCGTATTAATGGTGATGCAACGCAGTTAAACATCCCCAACGGCTCCCTTATGGTTGGAGCGACTACTGCGCCCTCAACCAAACTTGAAATTAAATCGAGTGGATCGGATGATGGAATACAAATAATAAAATCTGATAATACAAATATACTTGGAAGTCTTATTCAAACTGGATCAGGTGATGGAGCATTAACTTTAAGAAACGCAGGCAATTCTCAAACTGTTCTATTTAGAGGTCAAGGAAATAATTATATTACTGGTGGAAATTTTGGTCTGGGAACAACATCGCCCACAAGAAGGATGTCAGTAGAGACCTCAGGAACTGCTATTGTTTCCTCTTTCAAACGATCAGATGCCGCA